AAAACCCCGAAGGTGGTCTTCGGGGTTTTTACAATAGTTTAACATGGAGTGTCTATGCCTTGTTTATACCCTGTTCAGGGTTATTTTGTCCATTTGAGTTCTGGTAAGAAAAAGTTTATAGCAAGTAGATATTTCTTTGACTGTTTTACTGCGGAAGTAAAGCCAAACCCGCTTTTGACTCACTATCACCCTGAAAGAAGGGAGACTGTACCAATACCCCAATCTGATTATGGAGCTGTCCCTTGTGGACGCTGTAAAGGTTGTCGCCTGGATCGTTCTAAGCAGTGGGCTGTGCGAATAATGCACGAAGTGTCTCTTCATACTAAGTCTGTGGATTGTCAAATAGATGGTACATGGATTCGTGGGTTAGTTGAGAACTGTTGTTTTATTACTTTAACATATGATAATGAACATTTACCAGCTGATAAGTCTTTAAATAAAAGACACTTTCAACTTTTTATGAAAAAACTAAGGAAAAAATATGGAGTTGGTATTCGATTTTACCATTGCGGTGAGTATGGTGATGCTTTTTCTCGTCCTCATTATCATGCTATATTGTTTGGCCATGATTTTGAAGACAAGCGTCTTTTTAAAGTCTCTAATGGCGAGCGATTATTTATTTCTGACGCTCTCACTAGCCTTTGGGGCTTTGGTTTTTGCACTGTTGGCAACGTCACTTTCAAGAGCGCTGCTTATGTAGCTCGTTATTGTTTGAAGAAAATTAATGGTGATCTTGCAGAAGATCATTATCAAGGTCGTATGCCCGAATATTCAACAATGTCTCGGCGTCCTGGTATAGCTGCTGATTGGTTTAAGCAGTATGGAGCAAGTGAAGTTTATCCTTCCGATCAAGTTGTTATTGCAGGGAAAACTTACAAACCTCCTAGATTTTATGATTCTCAATTTGAAATTATGTATCCAGAAGAGTATATATTGATCAAAGAGAAGCGAAAAGCTCGTAATCTCTTAGTGGCTTCTGATAATACTTTCAGTCGTCTTCAAGCGAAGGCTAAGTGCCTTTATGCTGGTCTCAAAAATCTAATACGCCCTTTGGAGTCTAATAATGATACAAAAAATTTACAGTGTCTATGATACAAAAGTAGGTGCATACCTACAGCCTTTTTTCTGTCCTGCAAAAGGTGCAGCGATTAGGTCTTTTTCTGATATCGCAAACGAAAAAGATAGCCAAATTGGCCGTCATCCTGGGGACTACGTCCTCTTTGAGCTCGGAAGCTGGGACGATAGTAATGCATCTGTTGCGATGCATGATGCTCCCGTTTCAATGGGTGTTGCGATCGAGTTTGTTAAGACTCCTTAACAGGCTCTAAAGCCCCTGTTAGCTTGCAGGGGCTTTAGTTTGTATCGGTCTGGCGGAGCCAGGGGCGGACGTAGTCCGCCTGATTCTGGATCATTTTCTAGGAAATTTAACGAAGGTTTTTATTTATGAAGCGTGGTTATGTACCTCACGAGATGTCTAATGCTCTACATACGTTTAGTAGAGCTCCCCAAGCAAATATACCCCGGTCTACTTTTAATCGTTCACATGGTCATAAAACTACGTTTAACGCTGGTTATTTGATTCCTGTTTATGTTGATGAAGCTTTGCCAGGTGATACTTTTAATTTGCATATGCATGCTTTTGCTCGTATGGCAACTCCTCTTGTACCAATAATGGATAATTTGGTTCTTGAGTCTTTTTTCTTTGCTGTTCCTTATCGTTTAGTGTGGGAAAATTGGGAACGTTTTAATGGCAGTCAAGATGATCCTGGTGATTCTACTGATTATACAATACCTACTCTGTCGTCTGGTTTGGGTTTTCCCAATGGTAATCTTGAAGATTATTTTGGTATGCCTTGTCAAATTGCTAATATTACTGTTAATGCGCTTCATCATAGAGCTTACAATTTGATTTGGAATGAGTGGTTTAGAGATCAGAATTTACAGGATAGTTTAGTTGTTCAAACGGATGATGGACCAGATACTTTATCCAATTACAATATAGTGCGCCGTGGCAAGCGTTATGATTATTTTACTAGCTGTTTGCCTTTTCCGCAAAAGGGTCCATCTGTTGAACTTCCTTTAGGTACGTTTGCTCCTATTGTTTCTGATGTTAATCTTCCTACGCCTGGTACTGGTATCCCAACCTTTGATGGTTCTGGTAGTGGTACTAATCAGTCTTTGAATGTTCCTTCTCCTTCCAATGTCGTGGCTAGTGCTCTTGGTACTTTGTCTTGGCATACTTCTTCTTTGGTTGCTGATTTAACTACTGCAACGGCTGCAACTATTAACCAGCTTAGACAAGCTTTTCAACTCCAGAAGTTATATGAACGTGATGCAAGAGGTGGTACTCGATATACTGAAATTATTAGGTCTCATTTTGGCGTTATATCGCCAGATATGCGGCTTCAGCGACCTGAGTATTTGGGCGGAGGGTATTCGCCCGTCATTATTAACCCGATCGCTCAGACTGCGCCCAAGGTTACTAGCGCCACATCTTCATTGGGCGATTTAGGAGCTTATGGTATTTGTACTGTCCAGGGTCATGGTTTTACTAAGTCTTTTACTGAGCATTGTTTAATTCTTGGTATGGTTTGTGTTCGCGCTGATCTTACCTATCAGCAAGGCCTTAACCGTATGTTTTCTCGTCAAACGAGATTCGATTATTATTGGCCTGCTTTAAGTCATATTGGCGAACAGGCTGTTTTAAATCAGGAAATCTATGCTCAAGGTACTTCTGACGACACTGGTGTTTTTGGTTATCAGGAGCGTTATGCAGAGTATAGGTATAAGCCTTCTATTGTTACTGGAGCTTTTAATAGTAATTCTGGAACCCCTGTTGACTTTTGGCATTTAGCTCAACAGTTTACATCTCTTCCTCTTCTTAATGATGAGTTCATTCAGGAGAACCCTCCTATGGGACGTATTCTTGCTGTAACTGATGATGAAGAGTTCTATAATCATTTCTTGTTTGATTCTTTCTTTTCTCTTCAGTGTGCTCGGCCTATGCCTGTTTACAGTGTACCTGGTCTGGTGGATCACTTTTAATTTACCGTCGAACGGTGTTGTGCGTAGTCACAACACCGTAGACGGGTTTTTTACGGAGGTTTTATGTGTGCTATGTTGGCGGCTGCTGCGGCTCAAGGTGCTGGATCCTTGGCGGCTGGTGGTCTTAATTACTTAGGTGTTCAAGCGACTAACCGTGCTAATGCTCGTATCTCTGATAGGCAGATGGCGTTTCAGGAGCGTATGTCCAATACTTCTTATCAACGTGCTGTTGAGGATATGAAAAATGCTGGCATTAATCCTATGGTTGCTTTTATGCAAGGGGGAGCGTCTACCCCTTCTGGAGCTGGTATTCCTGCCCAAAATCCTTTGTCTGATACGGGTCTCGATCGTGCTGTGTCTTCTGCTTTTGATGTGAAGCGTACGCGAGCTGAGATTGATAATCTACATTCTATGAATAGGAATTTACATTCCCAAGATCAAAAGTTAAAGGCTGAGACTGATCGAGTTAAGCAAGATACTTATTTGGAAGGAAGTCTTTATAATCTTCGTAAGATGTTGCTTAAATCTCAAGTTGAGTCTGCTAAGTCTGTTGTACCTGGTCAGAAGATTGAGGCGGAGATTGATAAGACTCCTTATGGCCGTTTTCTGCATTTTGTACAGAGGTTGAATCCTCTTTATCCAATGTCTAATTTGAAGAATCTTAAGTGAGGTGTCTATGATTTCTAAATCAACGAAGGGTAAGTATGGTTTGGCTTTTGTTGGAAAGTCTAAAACTGTGGCTTCTGCTCAAGCAGAGTGTGATATTAATAATATTTTAGCTAAATATAAAAAAACTGGTTTGATTGAACATGCTCGTCAGCATGTGGGTCACTATGGTGATTTTACTGGTATTCAAGATTATCAAACTTCTTTGAATCAGGTTATGTCTGCGCAAGCCATGTTTATGTCTTTGCCAGCTTCGCTTAGGAGTCGTTTTAATAACGATCCTGGCCAGTTTTTGGATTTTGTGATAAATCCTGCCAATGAGGCTGAATTGATTAAATTAGGGCTTGCAAACCCTAAACCTGCTCCTTCTAATACAGCTCCCCCGATGGCTGATAAACAAGGGGATCCCTCAACGAAAGTTTGAGGGGGCGGAGCCCCGCACATTTGACTTACTTGATGTCAAATGTGCGGAGTGACACCAATTTAATGTTACTATGGGTTATAAAATGAGAGGTTGTTGTTATATGAAAAGACACAAAATGAGTCGAAAGGGCAGTCGGAAGCATTTTAAGCGTCATGCTCAATATATTCATCCGAAGAATATTCATGCGCAACCGATGCGTGGCGGTTTTAGACTATAAATAAAAACCCCGAAGG